GAAACCCACTGTTTCGTAGCTTCTTGTTTAGTTAACGTAACTGCACCACCAGCAGATGTTTGTACTGTTGTTACTTTTAATGTACTCATATTATCACCAACGTACCGCCATCCTCTACTTGTAGCGTGATATTAGAGTTAACTGTTATCGGGCCTGTAGCACTTGCGTTTTCTGCACCACCTATCGTAACATTAGAACCTACTGTTTTATCATTTACACGAAACATACCACCACCAACAAAGTCAGACTTATTAGCTGTTGGAGGTGTGACTGTAGCTATATTAAGACCAAGAAAGTTTACAAAGATATTACCTGTGCCAGTTGAAGGTGCTGTGCTAAAACTAAGTGTTGTACCACTTACGCTATACTTGTTTGTATCTTGGATAACACCATCTACAGAAACAACAATAT